ATCACCTGGAGCTTCATCTACCTGTTGTGTACCAGCGAGTTTTTTAAGTCTACTTGTTTCTTCTGATTCAACTTTATATGTTTTGTCGCCTACTTTAAATTCTTTTTTGCCAGCTTTTCTAGCTTTTTCTAATTCACCTGAGAATTCGTTGCCTTCATTTGGCTCTTCCTCAAGTTCTGTTTTTACTTCTACTACTGGATCAGCTTTGTATGCTTGCCATGCTTCATTGACATCTTCTACTTTGTGATCTGCATATACATTTGTTTCTGCTTCTTCCATAGAAACTGGCATTCCTTTTGCACCCAAATATCTACGCAAACTTAAATCTGCTGGACTACCTAGTGGTCCTTTGTATTCTTGTGGGTTAGGCTCAGTAGTTGCTTCACCAGGCATTTCTTCTGCCATAGGAGCATCTCCTACTAGTTGATTCAACTGTTGAGGAGTAATCAAAGCAATCATTGCTTTCATATTTTCTCTACCGTCCATTGGTTGTTCGGCTACTTGTTCTACTGGCTGTGGTTCTATTGCAGGTGTATTACTTTGCTGAATTCCTGCTAGTTTGTATAAGTCATTTAAATCCATTTATTTACACCTTATATTCTGTTTGTAATTCGCTCTTAGGAGCGTTTTTAATCATTGTTGCATTATATTCATCACCAAAGTGATCTTCTACTTTTATTTTTTCTGCATCTTTATATTCTGCGTCAGCGAGTATACTAGTAGCTTCTTCATCTGATTCTTCTTCAACTTCCCAAAGTTCTTCGGATTCGTTCATGCTATTAACAATCATTTCACCTAAACTTACACTACAGATACTTGCTATTTCTTCTTGTATTGCATTTGTTGTAGCTGGCAATTTGGTTTTAATATCATATGTGTATATTTCTCTTGCTCCTACATCACCAAATCCACGTGGTGTATGCATAACAGTTTTCTTAGGAGAGCCTATGCTTTCCATATTGTATTTTTTCATATGGGATTCTACTCTGTCCATACATTCATCTGAGATTTCGTTTAGACTACGAAGTCTAAACTCGTATGTTTTTTCAGATTCTGTTAGATATTGTGCTAAACTTTTCATCTCGATTTCCTTACTTGTAGTTATTTATCAGAGTTATTCATTTTTTCTATAACAGCATTAATAAGACTGTTACGATCTAACTCTTCAGCTTCGCCTTGCAATGGTGTATCTCCATCACTTGATTTTACTAACTGTTGATCCAACTTGGCTTTTTGCAGTTGTAGTTGTACCATCTTTAGTTTTTTGTCCATCTTTGCTGTTTTAGCAGTGATAGCATTGGTCATCATCTTGCTTGCTGTATCAAAAATACCAGCCGCATGTCTATCTTCAACATTTTGTCCAAGGTCCATTAAGTCTTGGAATGCATGCATTGCTTTGTCAGCATACTTGTCCATATCGCTATCTAATGTTTCTAAGTCTCTGACCATTGGCAAAGCCTTGTCAATCTTATCTGCTATATCTAACTGTTCTTGTAATTTTGGCAAGTCTAACTCTCGGCTAATAGGTTCTTCTACATTATCTCCATTCATAGGAGGCAAATCAAATACATCTTCAATCTTACTACTCATCGTTTTTTCCTTCTAGACTGTTTAGGATTATTAAACAGTTCATTTTCTGTTAATACACGGAACCCAACACCTTGACGATCGCAAAATACCTTTGCCGCTTGCCACTTAGCTTCATTAACTATAGCCGCCGCTTTTTGCATATTACTCTTAGCATGTGCTAGTGTTTGTCCTGCAGGTTTAATCTCTATCATTTCTGCTTTTCGTACTTTGTTTTTATCTTCGTACACTATAAAAAAGTCTGGGACATAATTGCTGTTCTTACCTGTTGCTGGATTTCTGTAAGGTATTCTATGTGCTTCACTGGCCCAGGCAATTATATTAGGATGGTCATCTAGTATTCGCATAAACTTTAATTCCCAACCACTTCTATACTTAGGTCGATGTTTACCCACATACTTCTGCGGATTTTTTATTTCATATATACCTTGTTGAAACTTATGTGCCATTCTAGTAGTATTTATTCTTACTACTATTGAGGTCCTCTAACTTTTGGAAATACAAAAGTTTTACCTTGTACATTCCTTAAAGTTTCAGTTGATTGATCATACGAACCTTGAAAAGATCTTCCGCGATCATCTAAAAAGTTATTTGAAGTAACTGGGGCTTGATCGATTGCTTGTCTATTACTTGATATACCTGCTAGGTTGCCGTTTATTGCTTGACTTTTCTCTACATCTGCTTCAGCTATTTCTTTATCAAGAGAGTCAATGTTAAAATGTTCAGGTTGAAATACAACATTGTATAATATTGGCTGACTGTCTGCATAACTTAATGTGTCATGATTTATTGTTTGTATCATACAATTGTAAAGTGTTATAGTTCTGCCACCTTGTTGACTGTCTACATTACTTATTTTTATTTTTTCAAACATAAATCTTTTTGATTTATCAATAGTTTTTGCACCAAAAGGAGATTCTCCTCCAGTAAATGTAGGGTCAATAAGATTGTATCCGCTAAACTGTTTTTCATCTAAATTATGTCCGTGAAAGTAATGATTGCTGTATGCTTTCATTAATGTTTGAAATTGGTTATCTTTAGTATCATAAAAAGTTATTGGAATAGTACCAACAGTCATTCTAGTAGGGACATGTCTTTGTCTATTGTACTGATTAAATGTTGTCATTCCGTAGTCAACATCCGGAAGACCAACAGACGATACTCTATCAAAGACGAAAGATTTACTCATACTTTCGTCTGATAATTTAATACCTTCATTCAACATAAATTCCACGTAAAAATTAAATTTCAGACGTGGAAGTAATGTATGATCTCCATCTATACCAAAATGCTCTGCGGCGGCATTGTATGGGCCAGTACGGCTAACTAGTGCCATTGACTAATCCTTATGTTGTGCCAGCACCAGTAGCATTACTTAGAGTTTGATCAGGTGTATTTCCTGTTAATGTAGCTTGGTTAGCGGCATCAAATATCTCTGCATTATCATAACGAACACTTATTGTTACTTGAACTTGTTCGCTACTTGCATATGCTAATTCACCATATTGAATATTTGAAATATAGCAACCTGCTAATTCAAATGTATCAAGTATACCTGGAGTAGGACTCGCACCATCTAATGTTTCTACTTTCATTTGAAACTTGTATGCTGAACCTGCTCTAGGAGCTGATTGATTTGCATGATCAACCTGTCTGTTTAACTGATTATTTAATTCTCTTAATACTGCACTGTCCACATCATCTCTGAGAACACATGTTAATGGATCCCATGTATGTTTACCTGCTAGATAAATTCTACTGTTGTATGCATCTACAATTGTCTCGTCGTGTGTTAACGCTGGTCTGCTTACACTCACAACGCTACGTGTAGGCGTTGAACTAAAGCCTTCTCCAATAAACGTAACTCTAAAACGATACTGGAGTTTCGGCATGATAGTTGTTGTGTTTCCGCTGTTGTCTGGAACACCTAGTGTTGTAATAACTGCCATTGGAATCTCCTCATATTATCGGCTAACAGTATTTATATTGTTTGCCCAAAAAATTAGGCGCTCCTTGGCGCCTAATTAAGTATTATGTTAATTTTTTTAGTTTGTTGCGGCTAATGTACCAGTATTCACCAATCTAATTGGAATGTAAATAAATTCTGCCGCTTTTGAAGGTTCAATTGCAACATCTACATAAAATTCATTACGATCAATTCTTGCTGGTGTGTTGTTACTTTTATCACAAACTACTGCAAAATCATTAAGTCCTCTTCTACTGAGAATATCAGCTAAGAATCTTTCAAAAGCAACTTTTGCTCTTGCTCTTGTTTGTTCGTCATTGATTTCAAACAAGAATGGTCTCGCTAGTTCATCAAACCTATCTCTGAGATATGCAACAAGTCTTGCTACATTTACTCTGTCTAATGCACTAGTTGTAGTATGCAATGTTTTTTGTCCAAATATTACAGTTCCTTGTCCTGGAAATGTTGTAATTGGATTTAGCTTTGCAGTATACATTGAATCACGTTGTCCTTGTGTAAGGCTTACTGCTTTAAACTCACCTTCAGTAGTAATGTGTCCTACTGAGGTTGCATTTTGTACAACACCTCTTGTTAAGCCAGCAGGAGCGAACCACTGAAAGCTAATGTTGTCATTGTATGCAAATGTATAAAGTGCCATGTGACTTGCTGGAACTGCAACGGTAGCACCGCCTAGTGGCTCTGTTGATTGTCCACTTGGATAATAAACTGCACTATATG